CTTAATGCAGTGCAGGAGAGTTTAAATTTAACATTGTTACTTTCTTTATGGCGTTTCGGACCAGGTTCCTCTAGGGGAACTAGGTTCACGCACTTTGTAGACAAACTCAAAGTGCACGCGCCAACGGTAACAAAACGTGCCCTCCCTTACGCGATACTTCTGCGTAAAATGGAGCCACACTTAGCTAACTATGATGTTAACAATGGTTGCAGGTTTAGGATAGTAGAGGGAAGTTCAATTGGTTGCGTTCCCAAAAACGAGGAAACCCATAGGACCATCGGAACTGAGCCCCTTTATAATATGGCACTGCAGCTTGCTGCTGGTGCTTATATAGAAGGTGCGCTTAGAACTGTTGGTTTAGATATTGGTGAACAACAAGACGTGAATAACGCCTTGGCAAAAGCAGGCAGTGAGGACGACGATTTAGCAACCGTCGATCTAAAATCTGCAAGTGATTTGCTATCTATTGCTTTAATTAAAGCCCTATGGCCCCCTGAGTGGTACGATTTGTTTATGACTATTCGTAGTCCTAAAGCAAAAGTTGCTGGTCAGTGGGTCGAGCTTAACATGATGTCAACAATGGGGAATGGTTTTACATTTCCTATGATGACGTTAACATTGTTATCCCTAGTGTACGCCACTCAAACGTATCGCAAAAGTAAGCGATATTTTGTAGATTTTGGTACAGTAGGAGTATACGGCGATGATATTATATTACCGTCGTACGATTATGATGCTTTGGTTAAGAATCTCGAGTCTGCAGGTTTGATTGTCAATCTTGACAAATCTTACGCTGCAGGGCGGTTCCGTGAATCATGCGGGGGTGACTATTACGATGGTGTCGATGTGACACCGTTTTATGTAAAATCTCTTTGCAATGACGCGGAAGTTTATGTTGCGATTAATCAGCTCCTTATTTGGTGTGGTGCTCACAAAGTACCATTATCTAATACCTTTAAGCTGTTGGTTAGTTTCTTACATAACCCTAGCCGTCCTTTTCTCGTACCTGAGTGGGCCGATGCCTTCAGTGGCATTCGAACTAGTCAGGTCACATCTCGGTACAAATGTCTACGTGTGCTTTAGGAGCCACGACTCGTGTCAAAAAAACTACGACGTCGGGTTACTCTCGAAATGCATCAGCGGAGGCTATGTTACCAGCTGTGGGGACTCTGACAGAATACAATATTTACCGCGAACCACGAAACAATTAATCGAATCGGGTTTCGCAAAGTATTATGTCTATGAGGCAAGATTGCCGAAGGGTTATCTTGATGGCCGGGATCCTGTTGTACGGGACCCAGTTTCGCGATGCTATATAGATCTTTTTATTCAGGTCTTGCTCCAGGAGCAAGTCTGTTGATCTTAT